CTCGCTATAATCTGGGGTGAGAGCAGTGCGGGAGGGCCTTAATGACATGAACAAAGCAGAAAACCACAAGCGGATTGTAGCACTATGCTGAGCCATAAAGGCTAAAAGTGCCAAAAAACTGCCCACAACCAAGAAGGACGTATTAAAAGAATCCATCAAAACGTATCTTGACTCGCTTAAAGTAGCATTGAGACGCATCTCAATGATATGAGAAGTGATGTTAAAATGAATTGAGTCCATTATTAGTAATTAGTTGGTGGCCATGTAAATCCGAAAAGATCGGATATCCATGCTTTTTGCAATATTCCAACAGTTCCCTGCCTTGGCGAGTCTCGATCTCCTCAGAAGTAATGAGTGCAAATGTAACGTTAAAATCAACGGAACTAGGAGCATACTTAGCTTTGAAAGGGAAAAGGTAGACATTGCCAGGGGGGAGGGCTGCGAGACGAGTCCATCGTGACCTACGAATCCTGGCAATAGCGGCAGGGCTACGTTTCCATAGTTCACCGGGAGGGTCAGGTAAAAAGTCAAGTGCGTTGACAAAAGGGCGGTCAAAAGAAGACGGCAAATTAACGCACAAAACGACGGAAGGTTTTTCAACTTTGTCATCATCGTCTGAACTTGAATCACTATCCTGATAAGCCAAAGAAGCCAATGATTGGACTGGCCGGGAAACGGGCGCTTGCCGATGAAGCACCAAATCCCAAGCAGTCAACGCGTCAGCTAAGACATCGGACTTTGAATTAGTCCTCAGGGCCCGAAAAATCGAGACCCATTTCTTACCGTTAGCATCACTAGAATTAATGACGTAATGCTTGCGCTGAAAGGGACTCATGCGCTTACGTAGTTCAAGTAGTAGACGTGAGTAATCAACTTTAGATTTAACAGTCGGAATAGAAAAATCCTTAACACGAGGGGCGACGGTGGACCCGTAGCTACGCTTGTTAGTAAGCCTGACAGGTTCTCGAGAACCGCCACCACCAGAACGAGTCTTTGAAGAATCCGGGATGTTACCCCACTTGTAATCCAACGATGTGAACTGGTGGACGTTATTGCGTACGTAGTCTGGATCATTGAGGTAACTGTGTTTAGGAAATTCGAACTGCACAGGCAAGCGCTGCCAAGACTTGCGTCTAACAACAGGCAACTTGGCCTTAATTCGACGAGTAGGCTTGGTGCCGAGCTGGGGAAGTTGATTGGGGTGAATGCCACGATTCATCCCGAGCTTAACGACAGGTGCGTCAAGCTTGGCACGAGAGCCAGTCAACATAAAACGGTAACTGGCAGGCCTTGATGACGTACTAGGGCCATTATTGGTCCGAAGGCGAGTTTTCAAGGCACCGGGTGTGCCAACGGGAACGTCTTGGACATTAGGGACCATGACGTAACCGCCGGAATCAGAAAAGTGATCTTTATGTGGTATTGTAGCAGTAGAAACACCAGAGGGTATAATATAAGAATAACCCGTGGGACCGACTGAAAAATAAGTAGTGTCGGGCCTATAGCTAGGCTTACTGCTGACCACTTTCGAAGGCCGATTGACCACCACAGATGGCGGTTTAACGGCTTTAACCTTGTGTTTAACGGTCAAAGGAACTCTGACTGTGCTCACAAAGCCATCGTCGTCAGTAACAAGAATTTTCTTGGTACGAGCGACGGAGGGCACTACTGGGGATGGGGAAACAGAACCCATATTAAATTGCGACTTAAGTCGCGGCTGCGCTCCAAGCGGGCGCAAGCTGCCAGAAGCGCCTTTTACACGAGCCGCTTTATCTGGTTTGTGTTTAACCAGTGCGGATTTTGTAGCTTTAGAAAGCATATTAAAAAACAGTGTAAAAAGGAAAAAGATGGGGTTTTAACAGATAACATATTCAACCAGCCCCAATCAAGTCGTAAGGACGAGCCGTGACCCTGGTTACCGGGCTACGGGCCTATAAAGGCATTCTTGGAAAATCCAGGGACCATATTCAACCATTCCAAGAGTCAAGGGCAAAGCCCAAGCATACGGGTAGGTTACCGCCCG